AATGGTTCGTGCTGTTGATCAAGGTTCTTTCCAACCTAAGATCGGCTTCAAGACACGTTACGGTATGGTCGCAAACCCATACGCAGAAGGTGCAACAGCAGGTCTTGGTGCTCTCACTAAAGACAGCAACGTGTACTACCGTCGCGTTTTGGTTGACAACATCCTCTAATCAGAGAGTTGATCAAGTCCACACAGATGGACAATTTACAGGAGGCCCCGAAAGGGGCCTTCTTTTTTGCCTAAATAAAAGTGGAGGCACTAATGAGCTTAACAAACACTGAACCAACAAACAAGAACTTTCTATCGCCATTAGGTTTTAAGTTCACAATCAAGAAGACCCCAAACGTCAACTACTTCGTCCAATCGGTTAACCTCCCTAGCATCACGGTTGGGTCTACCGCAATGCCGACTCCTTTCGTCCGTGTACCAATTGCTGGTGACCATTTAACATATGGGGATTTGACATTGACGTTTAAGGTCGATGAAGAGATGTCCAACTATATTGAGTTGTTCAATTGGGTAAAGGCAATTGGTAAGCCAGACAGCTATGAACAATACGATCCAGAACAAGTGTACTCTGATGCTACACTAACAGTATTGTCCAGTGCATATCGTATGAAACAGGAAATCCAATTCTATGATATCTTCCCTGTGGACTTGGGTGGTTTCACATTTATGACCACTGCTGGTGATGTGGACTACATCGAATCCATCGTAACATTTAAATACCGCAGTTACGACTTTATCATAAACTAATGTTGACCTAGGATACTGACTCCTGTAAAGTCAGCTTTGTTGCTGTGAACTATATTTAATTATGAAACTAGAAGAAATCCAAACATTATGGGATGCTGATTCCCAAATTGATCGCTCCGAACTGGGGGATGAATCATTGCGCATTGTTAAGCTCCATGCTAAGTACTTTAAGATCTTCTCACAAGAAAGATTATTGCTGCGGAAGATGGAAGCTGACCTGAAGGAATTATACAGGGATAAATATGAGTGGTACAACGGGAATAGTTCCAGAGAGCTGCTTGAACAGCGGGGCTGGGAACCTAATCCGTTAAAGATTTTGAGAACAGACGTTGCAATGTATATTGGTGCTGATGAGGCAATGAGAACTGCCAGCCTAAGAGTAGACTTGCAAAACGAAAAGGTGCTGTTCTTGGAGTCTATTATTAAGAGTTTGAGCACGCTTGGTTTCAATATTAAAAATGCAATTGAGTGGAGCAAGTTTCAAAATGGCACATGACAGACATAATCATAGAGAAGTTCAACTCAGTATCCAATAAGATACATTGCGAGCCTGCGATTGCTCGCGAGTTGACAGAATACTTTACATTCCAGGCTCCAGGAGCTAAATTCAATCCACTTGTTCGGGCAAAGAAGTGGGATGGAAAGATTCGGTTGTTCCACGCAGCGACGCAACTAATCTATGGTGGTCTCAAGACTCATATCGAGCAGTTCGCTAAAGAGCGAAACTATTCAGTAGACTTTCTATCGGATTTTAACGATAGAGAATTTACAGAAGCAGATGCAAAAGCATTCTGTGATAAGTTGCAACTGACAATGGAAGTTCGCGACTATCAATTAAAGACATTCGTACATGCAATTCAGAAGAAGCGTGTACTGTTTCTATCACCTACATCATCCGGTAAGTCTTTTATGATTTTCTTGACATTGATGTACACGCTGATGGAGACGCGAGGTAGGGCACTAGTCATTGTTCCTACCACATCACTTGTCCACCAAATGGTGTCAGACTTCCAATCATATACAAAGATCGACGTCACGAGTATGTGTCAGAAGATCATGGAAGGATACACAACGGATGTTAAGTCACGCATTGTTGTATCAACATGGCAATCAATCTACAAGATGCCTCGCAAGTGGCATGACCCATTCAAGGTCGTTGTGGGAGATGAAGCGCATAACTTCAAGGCAAAGAGCTTAACTACGATCCTCGCTAAGATGGTTGATTGCGACTATAGATTTGGTTATACAGGTACACTTGATGGGTCACACACGCATAGACTTGTACTAGAGGGTATATTTGGTCCAGTTGCTAAGTTCATTACTACAGCAGAGTTGATTGAACAAGGGTATGCAGCCAACCTCAACATTAACTGTATCGTATTATCACATACAGAAGAGTATCGTAAGCTATTGAAGAAAGCTCAGTATAGAGACGAGATAGATTGGATTGTTCAACACAAGCCTCGTAACAAGTTCATCGTCAATCTGACAAAGAGCTTGAAGGGTAATACGCTTGTTCTGTTCCAGTTTGTTGAAAAGCATGGTAAAGTGCTGTATGATATGCTCAAGGATCAGCCAAATGTTCACTTCATTTATGGGGGAGTGGATGCTGATGTTCGAGAAGAGGTTCGCGCAATTGTTGAGACACAAACGGACGCAATTATTATTGCTTCGTATGGTACATTCTCAACTGGTGTGAACATCAAGAACTTACACAATGTGATCTTCGCTAGCCCATCTAAGTCTCGAGTCCGAACACTGCAATCGATTGGTCGTAGTCTACGTAAGAGCAACACAAAGTTCGATGCTGTGCTATATGACATTGCTGATGATCTATCTCACAAGTCGTGGAAGAACCACACAATTAACCACCTTGCTGAGCGTGTAAAGATCTATGGGGAAGAGAAGTTCAATTATAAAATTCATGTCATTAAACTGAAAGGCCCTGATGTCACTAGCTTTAATTAAACTAACCAACGGCACTGAGATTATTGGCGAGGTACAAAAGACTACTGTAGGGTTGAAAGTGACTGACCCATTACAGATCAACTACAAGTTTGTATCGTTCCAACCAATGCCAACGGTTGGTGTTAGTAGGTATATGCCGTTTGCGGCTACACCTTCGTTTACGTTCACTCTTGACCAAATCTTGCATGTAGTAGAACCAACGGCAGCAATGGTCGAGTATTATGCACATGCTCTGAATAACTATCGTGTGGATATCGATTCCCATATCGAAGAGGAGTTGATGGGAGTCGTTGGCCGATCAGCCATCAAGAAATCCGCAAACAAAGAAGAGCTGTACACGGCCCTACTTGAGCGCCTAGAGCCGGAAGGTCCTGCTAATTAATTGTTGACTTAGCCCGAGTATATCCGTATACTGGTGCGTGGTATGGAACAATAAAAGGACTTTAATGGCAACCCATTACGTAGATAATAAACAGTTGTATGCTGTCATTGTCGAGTTTAGACAATCAGTAATCGACGCAAAAGCAAACGGGACCGAGCGCCCGAGAATCCCTAACTATGTTGGGGAATGTATTCTGATGATCGCTAACAGGCTTTCGACTAAGCCGAACTTCGTCAACTACTCATATAGAGAAGAGATGATATCGGATGGTGTTGAGAACTGCATTTGCTATATCGATAACTTCGACCCATCGAAGTCTAATAACCCGTTTGCATACTTTACACAAATCATTTACTATGCTTTCCTTCGCCGTATCCTGAAGGAGAAAAAGCAGACTTACATCAAACATAAGACCCTTGAAAACTCAATGTTATTGAATGAGTTGGTAGAGCAGGGCGAGTTTAGTGAACAAGAGTTTACTCCTACTCACATTGATATGGAAAATGATAGTATGTTTGACTTCATCAAGAGCTTTGAGGATAACCTCTTAACGAAGAAGAAGAAGCGTGCTAAGAAGGGCGTTGAAAAATTCATTGAAGAAGATGTCATGTCTCAAAATGAGGTCAACGACGTAGTAGAAGATATTCCAACAGACGAAGAGAACGATTAAATGAAAGTAGCTTTGCTAGGTGACACCCATATTGGTGCACGCAATGATAACTTGAGCTTCAGTCACTTTTTCAAGAAGTTTTACGAAGAGGTGTTCTTTCCATACCTAAGAGAACACAACATCCTTCACGTCGTCCAACTTGGCGATATGTTTGATCGTAGAAAATATATCAACTTCCAATCACTGAAGCTTGGCCGCGAGTATCTCCTCGATCCGCTAAACAAAGACTACACTACTTGGGCGTTAGTTGGTAACCATGACACTTACTATAAGAACACGAACGAGGTAAACTCCCTCGAGTTGTTGCTTGATGGATACTCCAACATCCACGTGGTGAACTCACCCACAGAGATCAATTTCGAAGACAAGAAATTCTTACTCGTTCCTTGGATCTGCCAAGACAACGAAAAGGAGTGCTTAGATGCAATGGTTACGACGGACGCTGATGTGACTGTTGGCCACTTCGAGATTAACGGGTTCGAGATGTATCGTGGGGCTGTGTGTGATGAGGGATTAGATGTGTCTGTGTTCCGACGCTTGCCTCTAGTCTTATCTGGACACTTCCATCACAAGTCACAGAATGGTAATGTCCAATACCTCGGTACACCATACGAAATTACGTGGTCAGATTATGGGGACCTTAAAGGTTTCCACATCTATGATACAGACACAGGTGAACTAGAATTTGTTCGGAATCCTTTCACTATGTTCCATAAAATCCTGTACGATGATACAGATAAGACTATGGAACAAATCCTGGACATCCCATATGAATCGTACAAGGACACAATTGTTAAGCTGATCGTACGTAGTAAGAACAATCCAGCATGGTTTGATATGGTCGTTGATAAGTTGGAGAAGTCTGGAGTTGTGGATATCCAAGTCGTTGAGGATCACTTCCATCTAGACCTAGAGGCAGATGATGATATCATTAACGAAGCTGAGGACACATTGACCATTCTTAACAAGTATGTCGATTCGTTACAACTTCAGGGAGATAGACAACGTCTCGATAACCTGATGCGCAACCTTTACCATGAAGCACTGAGCACTGAATGATTTATTTTAAAGCAATACGTTGGAAGAACTTTCTCAGTACAGGAAATACGTTTACTGAGATCGACTTCACCAAACACAAGACTACATTAATTGTGGGTGAGAATGGAGCTGGCAAGTCTACTATGCTGGATGCTCTATCCTTTGCAATGTATGGGAAACCTTTCCGCAACATCAAAAAGAACCAATTGATTAATACAATCAATGCTAAGGGTGCTGTTGTTGAGTTAGAGTTCTCCATCGGTAAGAAGGAGTACAAGATTGTCCGCGGGATCAAGCCGAATGTGTTTGATATCTACAGTGATGATGTTCTCGTAGACCAGAACGCAGATGCTAAAGAATATCAGGCATATCTAGAATCACATATTCTGAAACTCAATCAGAAGTCATTTGCTCAGATTGTTATTCTGGGTAGTGCTTCATTCATTCCGTTCATGCAGTTGCCGTCAGCTCACCGTCGTGAGATTATCGAAGACCTTTTGGATATTGGTATCTTCTCTACGATGAACAGTCTACTAAAGGACAAGGTTGCTCTGAATAGAATCCACACATCTGATACAGATCATGTGATTAAATCGAATGCTGAAAAGATTGAGCTGTATAAGAAGCATATAGATTCGTTGAAGCAGAACAATGATGAATTGATCAAGCAGAAGGAAGAC